CGAACGGGACGACTATCAACAGACCATCCCTTTTTACTTTTTATTGGTATCATACTTTCAATAATATTTACGCAAGCTGGTATCATAGACTTCTGTTGCGTGGTAACGGATCTATTTTTTATTTTATGAAAGCGACCACCTTCCATTATTGAAGATGTAAGATTTGGTTGAGGTATACATGGTTTCTTTTTGTGCATGTATAATTTTTTTTCACACTGTTCGTGTTCTGTTAATGGTTCTCCTTGATTGTTTGAGCTAACTCCAGATGTTGCTGCTCGTGCTGCCTCATCAGTAAATCGATTACACATAAGAGGTGAAACCCCTTGAAGTGTTATGTTGATGGTAACCATTTTCTCTCCTCTAAAATTTAATCACCGTAATTTAAATCATCTCTATAATAATTTAATGTAAGTTCTTGCCCTTTTTTTATTTTTTTTATTGTATACACATTATAGGTTCTGTAGTCATCCCAATCTAACTCTAAAGATAGTTCACAATTATAATCATCAGAGTGATTTAAAAAACCTCCTATAGGTGTTCTAATGTATCCTTGTATTATAGGAACTTTTACATGAGACATTCCTATGTCAACATTTTCATCTATATCTTCAGATGCAAAAAGACCTGAACCTTCTATAGAACTTTTTTTTACTTCAATAAATTTTGGTAATGGTTTGTAGTAAAATTTTTTGTATGTAGGATACATTAGTGTATTGTTTTATTTTTATGTGTAATAAAATCATACTCTCGTATGACAACCGAAAGCAACTTAACTAATGTATTTACTTTTTCTTCGTCAAAAATACCTCTTCTTAGTTCTTGTTGCACATGACTGGTTAAATTACCTAATGACTCAGCAAAAGCCTCAATAGCTTCTTCCTCTGTTCCAGGATAGGTAATTATTTCCCATTCTTCTTTATATTTATCACTCATGGATAACATTATATCATTTTCCCTCTGTTTGAATAGGTGTTTTTACTTCGTAGGTTGGATGGACTAATAATATCTCATGCTTTATTATCTCTCTTCCGAACTTAGGATGCCATTCAACTTCTTCTTTTACAAAATTATCTGACGTACCGTCGTCAAAAAATGGGCCATATATTTTTTTATACTGAGTGCCATCTTCTTTTTCAAATGTAACAAGTACGGCAAATACTTTGTCATTTGGATCTGGTTCTAAATCTAATACTCTAACCATTATTCGTCTCCTCTTATTATTGTTTCTGCTTCGGTTTCAATAACTACCCTTGCTCCACAAGGAAGTAAAGGTTTGTCATTGCCGCCATAAATAACCTTACTTGGTCCTAATATCTCAACGCTATGACCGTAAGTATTTTTTCTACCTTGCTTTACAGTGAGCACAGGTTCGTTTGTTCCATGTTTTTTATTAGCTCTAATTTTGTGCATATTTACATGGATGTATGTTTTAGGCACTATGCCTCTCCTTGTTTTACTTCAGGTTTTTTATACCACGTTCTTGTATCTTCATCGAAGTATACATTTTGTGCTCTAACGGGCCTGTGGGATACTTTCTTACCTTTGCTAGTTCTTGTTTTACCGGGCATCATTCTTTTTGCCATTTTCATCTCCATTAAGTTATAATTTTTTTTCCATATTTTTGAATCTAAATCAATTTTTGTCATTAGCAACCTCTTCTATTAACTCATAATGTTTAGATCCATTTATTAGTATGTAATGACCTTGTTTCGAGTCCATGTTAATTAAATCCATCCACATTTTGTCTTTAGCTAACTCTAATGAATCGGCTTCAACAATTTTTTGCGTACTAGTTCGTATGTTTAATCGTATATTATACTCTGGCATTATATTTTCTCCTCTTTACGAATCAATGTATAACATGGTATAATATCTTATGTAAAGTATTTTATTTTACTATGAAAGTGCTTGACCACTTGACCACTTGCTCATTGAGCTAGTTGAGCAGTGAGCTAGCAGAGGTGCTTGTAAGTCATTGTTTTATATAGATAATAAAAAGTGCTTGTTCAGGTAGCTCAATTGGGTTATTTTAGGTGAGCTAGTACATTAAGTTATTGAAATATAAGGAAATGTTCAGCTTGTCCAGCTTGCCTATATAATATATATAGGTAGGGGTGGGCTAACGCCCCACCACCTACTAAACCTTAACGCAGGAGATTGACCAGATGGAAGAAAAAATAGAAATTACAGAAACAGAAGATGTAGAAGAAAACCAATCGGGTCTGTCTGTAAGTTTAACACAACAGCAACAGAAATTTGTCGAGAACATAGTGTATCATGATATGTCCCAGACCGAGGCTGCCCGAAGGGCAGGCTACAATCATCCCGCAGTACAAGCTAATCGTAATATGAAAAACAAAAGTATTATAATCGGGATAGAAGAATTGAGGTACGAGGCACAACATAGAAACCAGGTGACGCTAGATAGATCACTTCGGGATCTTAAATCAATTCGGGACGCAGCAGTTCTGGACGGAAGTTGGGGGCCAGCAATTAAAGCTGAAGAATTACGCATGAAAGCCGTCGGGTTACTCGTAGAGAAGAAAGCAGTGTTACATGGTCGGGTAGATGCCCTTTCTAAAGAAGAAGTCTTGGAGGAACTCCAGAAACTCCAAAACAAGGCCAAGAATCAATCGGGGATTGAATTAGATAAATCGGGTAAATTAATTACCAATTGACATAAGAATAACTAAAAAAGTTACCCCTATAATGAGCTGAAAGATTTCCCAATTAGTCATTTTTTCCTCCTTGCCTCTATAACTTTATCAAAATCGTACTTAGAACAATATCGGGCTACCTCATCTTTATTTTTGATGTTAGCAAATTTCTTTAAATAAAAATTGTAAAGATCCATTCTAAGTTTTAAATCGGGGTGTTGGTATGCCATAAAATGTTTCATATTATATCTCCTCAATAGAAATTATATCATCTTCGTAATAACAACCTTCACTCATAAAATCTTGCAATGATTTAAAAAGATTTTTAAGGTTAGAAGAGGGGATAACTACCCCCTCTTCATTATCTGAAAGTTTAATTAAATAATATTTCATTTAATCACTCCTTCCAATCACGGGTAATGTAGGTTCTTCTTGACTGCTTGTTGCCAATGCACCTCCGTCATTTCCCTCATCATCACTCATAGGAAAAATCCAACTTCCATCAGTAAATTCAATTACAAGGGGAACTTTCATTCCCCCATAATCTTCTTCACCAAAACATTCATTCATCTCTTCTTGAGATAAATATCGAGCATTTTGAATTATCTTACCAACTAAAAATTTCTTTGCGATTTTATTCCAATTTTTTCTAGTAGTCATGATTATAACTCTGCTGAAAATTGACAGTCCTCTTGTTTATCTAGGCATTCTTTAATCTTATTACCTAATAACCAACGAGCATACCATTGTAATTGATATTCATTTATGCCTTCATCTGCTAAAGACTTATCGTTATAACCCTCATAAAGAGAACCACCTTCAGAAAATGCTTTATCAATTTTTTCAAACTGATTTTTTCCTAAATGTTTAACGCACCTTTCAAGTCCTTTAAGAACATTTTGATAGTCATCTTCTTTAGTAAAGTAATAATCTAAATAAGTATGAGTACCCTCAACTCCAAAATTATTTGCGTCGTCACTTGATTGAACAGAAAACCAAAATTTACCTTCAATATCTCCATGATAATATCTACCCATTATGCACACTCCCTTTTAAACATTTCTGTGATTGTGTTTCTTGTCATTAAAACTTGTTTGCCCGTTTTATTGTCTTGAACAATAAATTCCCAAACACTAGCTTTAGGTCTATAATCAACAAGTGAATAAGCCTTGCCGTTACGATTAACAATTTTTGTTAAATCTAAATCTAACATATCAGCAATATTAACTAATGCACTTTGGCTACGAGATTTTTGTCCTTCAATTAAAATTTTTATTTTAACATCAACCTCGTGATCGCTATATGTCATTCCACCTATATCTATTTTAAGACCATATTCTGATAATTGTTCTAAATTTTCTTGAAGTTTATTCCTAAGAATTTTTAGTGTAGGTTTATCAAACCTTTGTACTTTTTCAATCATTTATTTAACTCCTTTGTATATTAATGATTATAGAATATACCATGTATTTGCATATATAATCAAGATAATAAAAGATAATTTTATGGTATTTATAACCAAATAAACCACACCCCTCAAAGAGAGGGGTTCTTCTTTTTTTTCTGACGAAACAAATTGGTCATAAATGAAACAGAATAAGCTAAGTCGGGATACGCATATAAATCGGGGTCGGGGTCGGGGTCGGGGAAGTCGGGTTCACGCATAAATTTATGTTTATGGTTTAGGTTTAAGTTCTGGAACTAGGACTAAAACCCATAAAGTCCCATTGATTATATAATAAAACATGGTATAAATAATTATAACAAAGGAGTTAAAAAAATGATTATTGGAATATCAAAACTTAATGGAAAATTAGAAGGTTTTAGAGCCATTGGCACTAATACACGAACAAATAAATTTTGTGTAAAAATGAATTCAGCAAAAAAAGAAACAATTTGTAAATTCTGCTACAGCCATGCGACATTAGAGAGAGGGATTTATAAAGATCTTGAACCGTTCTTACAAAGTAATAGCGAAGTATTAGGAAATACTATTTTAAAAGAATATGTTTTTAGACAAGGGTCAACCGTTACCCAAAAACTAAACGATGCTTATTTTAGATTTCAACAGCATGGCGAACTTATCAACATGACGCATTTTATTAACTTAATGAACATTGCTTTAGATAACCCTAAAACAACCTTTGCTTGTTGGACTAAAAGAAAAGATATCTTAAACAAATATAAAAAAGAAAACGAAATTCCAGAAAACGTCATTATGGTTTATTCAAACCCCGATATCAATAAAATCCTGGATGCACCGCCCGAAGGCTTCGACAAAGTTTTCAATAACGTATGGAAGAACCACGCCGTTGAAAAACAAAACTGTACGGG